GCTGATGATTTGATTGCGTTTACCAACGTTAATGACAATCTGGCAGGCCTGTATCCAAAATATGCCAGTCCGTCAGGTGTTGGTGATTTTGATAATATTGTTGTAGATGGTGCATTCAGGGATAAAAACTCAGGAATTGGATCGGTTGTAAAAATAACAGGCAATGCTGGTAGTACATTTCGGAAGATGGTTTTAAACAATCTGATGGGTGCTGGAACAACAGCGGTTGTTACCTGTGTTGATGATTCGGCGAGTTTGACAGGGACTGCTGGTGGCTACCTGAAAATGTCTAATCTGATGGCTGATGGGACAGATGATACGGCGACGAAAACATATGTACATACCGCAACAGGGGCTTGGGACAGGATAGAAATAGATGGCCTTCTTCTCGATGATAGTTCAAATGTGATCTATGGAGTCTCTATCGGTGGGGCTGCTGTCATTGATACATTATGTTTTAGAAATATCCATTCGTCTTCAATACTTTTTGATGAACCGTTTTTCCTGATATCCGGTACAGCTTCTATAACAAACGTGATCACTGAAAATATCGTATGGAAAGCTGATACAGGTGGTAAATTCTGCCAGATTTCATCAGGGACAGCGATTGAAAGTTTCTTTGTCAACAATGTACATATCAGTGGGGCATCTAATGTAAATTTTGTTTACCATGCCGCTGGCGGGTCACTGACAGCATTACATTTGGCAAATGCCACTATGGACGGAGCAGACTCGTTCTACAGGCAGGCTGCTACGGTCACAGGTATTGTTGATATCTTCCACAACAACATCCACATGATCTCAGGTAACGCTGGGTTTATTACATATGGAGGGTGTAATTTCAAAGGCTCAAATATTCGGGTTGATGCAAGTACATCGAACTTCTACCAGATCGCAAACGGAACAAATACGATTGATTGCCAAAATATTGATCATGTGGCGAACAAGTTCGCCCTGCTAACAACGGGGGCTTCGTGTTCTATAGAGGTTAACGCGCCAACAGCCCTGATTGATCTAGATCCTGCTGTATCAACAAAACTATCGCCGGCTAACGGGAACATGGTGTTGTCGAAAGATGCGGTTGGAACTATCCCGCTCGGCGCATTATGCGTCTGGTTTGATACAGCATGGCACGCGGTTCATGACAACACATTGACTCAGCCGTAACACATCCACAATAATTGGCACTAGGTAAATATCAGATGTTGTTGATGCAGGTTGTAATTTAAATTAATGTAATAGGAGTTAAGACATGGCACTAGCAAGCGGAACAAGAGTCAGTTTAAGCTATCAGGAAGAAACTACTACACGTGGCGTTCCTGAAGCTGTCCCGGATATGCAAGCGTTGCGCGCCACTAGTCGTGCAATTAACCTGCAGAAGAACACTATTCGCTCAGCGGAAGTTCGTTCGGACCGACAGGTAGCGACATTGCGACATGGTTTCAATCAGGTAGTTGGTTCACCCGGTTTTGAATTGTCCTTGCAAGCTTACGACGACTTCATTGAGGCAGCACTGAGCGGCACATGGGCGGCGGTGGCCACAGCAGCATCGCAAACGATTTCCATCACCCCTGGAGGGTTGTTTACTAGAGGTGCAGGTAGCTTCGTTACAGATGGTTTTCATATTGGCATGATTGTCACCCCGTCCGGTTATGCTGCTGCAGAGAATAACCTGCCGGGTGTCGTCACTGATATGGCTACTGACGGGACAACCATGACCATCGTTGCGCTTGGTACTGCATACAGCTCCGAAGCTGGTGGAGGCGATGAGTCCATTGCAGCTGACGGTAATATTGTTCAGATGGGGACAACCCTTCGGACGTACACTATCGAGCGCGCATTTGAGGACATCACCCAGTACCAAGTCTTCAACGGTTGCGCCATCAACCAGATGAGCATGCAGGTCCAGCCTGAAGCGATGATTGGAGGCACCTTTGATATCCTGGGCATGTCTGCGGACCCTATGGTACAGGTTCCGCGCGACGCCACGGTAACTGCTGCAGCTACCAATGACCCGATGAATTCGTTTGATGGCGCTCTGTATGAAGCTGGCGCGTTGAACGCTGTGGTTACTGGTGTCAACTTCACGCTGAATAACAATCGCAGCTTGGAGTCGGTGGTCGGTAGCAAGTTCTCACCTGACGTCTTTGAAGGTACCGGTACTATCACCGGTGAGCTGACAGCCTTCTTTGAGGATGAAGGTATGTTCAACCGGTTCGTCAATGAGACGATAACTGGTCTAACCATTAAGCTGGATGACTTGAATGGTACTGACTTTATTGTACTGGGTTTTCCTGCTATCAAGTATACCGGTGGTGATATGGACCCGCCGCAACAGGGACCGGTACCGATTAGAATGCCCTTTGAAGCTCAGGTGAGTGCTATTACTGGCACGAGCTTCTTTGTACAGCGTAGCAATACTTAATTTTAATCTACATAGGAGATTTCGATGACTGAAAATAAATGTGATCTATTTGGTATTTCTGAAGCGAGTTTAGATGGTGAATTTATGGAAATTTGCCATCCTTCAACTGGCGAGCCTTTGATTGATAATGATGGTAATGTAGTTGGCATAAGTTTGGTTGGTCGTGACAGCTCTGAATATCGTGGTGCTCAACGATCAATAACCAATCGCAGATTGTCAAGGAAATCTAATTCTGCAATAACAGCAGAAAGGCTTGAGTCTGAAGGAAATGAAGTATTGGCTCGTTGCACAAAATCTTGGGTTGGTATTGTTCTTGAAGGCGAATCATTGGAGTGTAATTTCGCTAATGCTTTGAAATTGTATAACAAAGTCCATTGGCTTAAAGAACAAGTTGATGAATTTGTATCGGAGCGTTCTAATTTTTTAGCGAAATAAAAGACCAACTTATTGAATTTGCTAAGTGGAGTTTTGATCTTAGTAAGACAGATAAGGATGGTGTTACAACATTATCACACTTGGAGCAATTTAAAGAATCTAGTGGTAGAGAGCCGGATGGGTTGATACCTCCTGATGTGCCATATGGGTTTATGTATATATGGGATTGGTTTACTGAGTTGAATAATGGACGTCAAAATAGTGGGTTTGGACCTATGCCAATTAGTTATTTGGAAATACACAGCTGGAGTGAATTAACAAAATCATACATCAATCCTTGGGAAATTGAGGTTATAAAAGAAATGGATTCTGCATATATAGCTTCAAGAGTAAATAATTAATGCCTGATTTAGCCGAACTTGGTATTGTAGTAAAGTCTGATCAAGCACTTAAGGGTGCAATAAATTTAGACAGGCTTGCTACATCTGGGAATAAAGCCGAGAAAAGTGTAAAAGGAGTAGGTAATGTTGCATCAGATACTGAAAGAAAAGTTCAAAAGCTAATAACTCCACTAAGGTTGGTTGGTGGACTATTAGCAGGAATAGGTGTAAGCGTATCACTATCATCTGCAATAAAAGAATTTATTATATTTGAAAAAGCTCTCATAGGAGTAGGTAAAACTACAAATATATTGGGTGAAGATCTTGATGCCTTGGGAGAGGAAATACTTGCTCTTACAAGTATCCTTCCAAATTCCGCAGAAGAGTTGGCTGGCATAGCACAAGCTGCTGGACAACTTGGCGTATCAGGCTCAGACAATATTATAAAATTTACAGACACTGTTGCTAGACTTGGATCTGCGACAAACTTATCTGGCGAAGAAGCAGCCACAACATTAGCCAGAATGCTAACCATAACTGGTGAGGCAATCGGTAGTGTTGATGTCCTTGGCTCAGTTATAGTAAGACTAGGAAACAACTTCGCAGCCACGGAAGCTGAGATCGCAAGTGCTGCTACTCGTGTTGCACAAGCTACTTCATTATTTGGGCTATCATCAGCAGAGGTATCGGCAATAGGCACTGCGCTAACAGCAGTTGGTGTTCAAGCTGAGGCGGGTGGTACTGTTATAGGTAAATCATTTCAGCTTATTAACAAGGCTGTTAATGAAGGTGGAGATGAATTAAAAACATTAACTGAAATTACAGGATTGACTGGAAAGGCTCTTAAAGATTTGTTTGATAGTGATCCAGCTGCTGCATTTGAAGAAATGATAACAGCATTTGGCCAGCTTGAGAAGAGTGAACTTCCTGGTGTTCTTGCAAAACTTGGATTAACTGGTGAAAGGTCATTTCAAGTTATTGGCACTTTGGCAACAAGAGCTGATGTGCTTAGTGATGCCTTAAGGCAAGCTAATGACGAGGTTGAAAATACTACTGCTCTTATGACAGAATCCGAGACTGCTATGAAGTCATTGGATTCACAGATGCAACTTGTAGGTAATGAAGCGACTAAACTTGCTATAGCAATTGGCGCTATGTTTGCCCCTACTGCTGCAAGCTCTGCTAAATTTGTTGCTAGTGCATTACAAGATTTAACTGAAAATATAGATGATTTAGTGACTGTTGTTGAATTGGCGGCCATAGCTGTTGGCGGCAGACTCACGGCAGCTTTAATACTAAAAAGTGCAGCATTGTTGAAAAGCGTCATATCTGCCAAGGCTGCAGCGGCTGCTAATTTAGAACAAGCTAATGCAACTTTATTTGCGGCACAGAATGAAATTCGTATGGCGACAGCTATGG